CACTAATGTTGGTCATGTATCAATGGACAGTGATAACCTTACAATTAAATCCTTAGTAGCAGACAAAGATATTATATTTCAAGGAAATGATGATAGTTCAGCCATTACAGCATTAACTTTGGACATGTCAGCGGCAGGAGCTGCGGCTTTCAATTCAACAGTAACAGCAACAGGTTTCATAATTGGTTCTGCTGATATAAATGAAGCAGACTTAGAACAAATTGATGGCTTAACAGCTGGCACAGTGGCAGCCTCAAAGGCAGTGGTGGTAGACTCTAATAAAGATATTTCATCTTTTAGAAATCTTACTGCGACCGGCACTGTAACTACAGCAACACTTGATGTTAACTCTATCAAGTCTACAGACTCTACCCACATTAGAATAGATGAAGGCTTAGATGTTGTAGGCACTTTGAAAGTACAAGAGATTACATCATTAGATTCTACACAAGTTTTAATTGGTGATCTTAGAGTACAGAATATTACAGGCGATGATTCATCAGTGGTCAATATCAATGATGGACTCAATGTGGATGGAAACATTCAAACAACCTCAGGAAACATTACAGCAGGCGGATCATTTATTATTGGATCAGCTGACATGAACGAAACTGATCTGGAGAAACTGGATGGTATCACAGACGGTACTGTGGCAGCCAACAAAGCAGTGGTTGTAGATTCAAATAAAGACATTGGTTCTTTCAGAAATATTACTGCCACAGGAGCAACAACCAGTGGTACTTTTGTAATTGGTTCAGCTGATATAAATGAAACTGATCTTGAACAGATTGACGGTTTGACCGCTGGCACAGTGGCAGCTTCAAAGGCGGTTGTTGTTGATTCAAATAAAGACATTGCTTCCTTCAGAAATCTTACTGCGACAGGGACAATTACAACAGCTGATGTAGCCGCGTCAGGAAATGTACAGATAGATGGAAACTTAACTGTATCTGGAACAACAACATCTGTTAATACAACAAATTTAGAAATTCAAGACGCACTGATTGAATTAAACAAAAATAATTCAGGTGGTTCAGACGTAGACGCAGGCATATATGTTCAACGTGGATCTGCTGGTAACAATGCCGCTTTTTATTGGAACGAAGGCGACGATAAATTTAAAGCAGTGCTCACAACATCGGCTGCTGATGCCACAAGCATCACAGATTCATCTGCCGCAACTATTGTTGCTAATCTACAAGGAGATGTAACAGGTAATGCTGACACAGCCACAGAAGCAACTAATGTAACTGTATCAGCAAACAATACTGCCAATGAAAGTGTATTCATATGTTTTGTTGATGGCGCCACAGGCACACAAGGAGTTGAGACAGATACAGATTTAACTTATAATCCATCGACAAATGTTATTGCGTCAACTGCCTCAGCCGCACAATATTCTGACTTAGCAGAATTATACTCAGCTGATAATCAATACGAGCCTGGCACAGTTGTTTCATTTGGTGGCGATAAAGAAATTACAAAAACTAGTCAGTCACATGATTCTAAAGTAGCTGGAGTTGTGTCTACAGCGCCTGCTTATCTAATGAATAGTAAATTAGAAAACGGTACTGCACTTGCTCTTCATGGACGTGTTCCATGTAAAGTTGTTGGAACAATTAATAAAGGTGATTTAATTGTTTCTTCCGATACGCCTGGAGTGGCACAATCTATTAATTCTTCTTCTTATACACCAGGATGTGTAATAGGAAAAGCTCTTGAAGCATACGATTCTGAAACTGTTGGCACTATTGAAGTAGTGGTTGGCCGACTCTAAACAATTAAATCTAATATTGTTTGTAACTTAGTTTTGATAGTTTTATTCTGTAGTGTTTTTCTTACTCCATCATGTAAAGGCAGTGGCCAACAATTAATTGACACCCAAGCATATCCTGAGTGTTCCCCATTTAATTTGGGCATAAATTCTTGTTCTACTACACATACAAACGTATGAAACTTAAATCTGGTGTCTTTGCTTACAAAAAGTTCTAAAGGAATTGTTTTTTGTATAGTTGGTTGATGTCCAACCTCTTCGATTATTTCTCTTTGAAGTCCTTGCCAAGGGGTCTCAGACTCAACTGATTTACCACCTACCATGCCCCATGTGCCTTTTTGTTTAATAGATCGATTTAAAAATAAAAACCTCTTTGTTGACTTGGCGTAAAATAGACAACCGCTAGCTGTGATTTGACTCATTGTGTAATATTTTATACTTTAAAATTGCACAGACCAAGTACCTGGCGCATAAAAACCTTCATAAGATTTGACCCAAAATCCTTGATCCGGTAACCATTTAAATTGTATACCAGTAGTTTGATTAGTTACGTATTGTGTTTCAAGATATGATGAAGAATCAGAAAAAAGTGTGTTTTGATCTGAATCAAACACTCTGTCCCAATTGCCATCCGCATTTTTTTGAATGATGTCGTTGGCTGAAGCAATTGTGGTGCCCCATGCTTCCGCAAAATTAGGCACAGTATCTGCCGAAGGATCACCATCATTGTCAGATGCTCGTATGTCAGTCTCAGAAGCTGTTTTGCCATCTGTGTTTATTTTATTACCAATGTCTTCAGTGATAAGATATCTAGTACCAACTGCCGCCCCAGCTGGATTGAATGTAAGGGGATTAATTACAGCATCAACAGAATTAAGGGTATTCGTTGGGATTGAATCTTCATCAATATCAACCAATAATGTAAATTGATCTTGTGGATCTATACTTACTGTTCCAGTTACATTAACAATGATATCGTCACCGTTGATGTTGGTGGTTGATTGTTGAAGTTGTATGGTTGAAATACCGTTTGTAATTGTTTTGTTATACAAAGATTCAAATCTAAGCCAATTAATTTTGTTTCCAAATTGACTTTGAGATTGAAACACTCTATTTTCTATATTGTTTACATGTGTAGAGTTATTTTTTCTTTGTTCACCTAATAATGTAATTCTATTACCTAGTACTAATACAGCATAGTTGCCAGGAGTGACTATTTTGCGTGTTAACAAGTCCGTACCTAATATTCCATCAAGGTCAACTTTTCCTGCTTCTTCATCATAGATACTCATAACAATTTTTTCGATCACGCCAAGTTTTTTAAGTTTTGCTGGCGGAGATATAAAAATAGGAGTTCTAAAAGATAAAGTAGCCACATCGATTTCATCAGCAATACCTTGTGGAATTGCTCGTGATGTAAAAGTAACATTTGTCAATTCAACAAAAGATAAAGATGTCCAATCCAGATAGTTGTCTGTTGTTTGAAGTTCCAGTGCTGGATTGAACAACACTAAAATTTGTTCGAGTATCTGGAGTTTTTGGTCTGTGTTGGTTGTAAAAATATCCGCATTGAAAGTTAATTCAAATGGTGTTGGCATTATTCTTTCAATAGTATGTGATTGTCCAGGCGAGCCCGTGTAGGCGTTGGCAGTCGGATCAAATTCACGTTCTCGTATGTGCTTTTTGTCTACATGATATGGATTATACATTCTATCTCTATCATAAGCCATGTTTGTAATATAGCATGAAATTTGTGGCGCAGTAATCAATGTGTTTTCAGAACCTTTTTTAAGAATCTGTGCCACCTGTCTACTCATATCCCCATACTTGACTGGCACCTGTAGTGTTTCTGATTCGCCTTTAGAATTTTTGCCTGTGATATATGAAAAATTACTCATCATGCGAATGAATTGTAAAATGTATCTTCTTATCTGTGCGTCATAAAAATGTTGCATTAGTTGTCAGCCTTTGGTTTAAGTAATTTGCTAAGTGCTACTCTTTGATCAGTTGTAGATGATCCGTCTGCTAAAGTAGTTGTCTTAGTATTGTTAATGAATCCTGTTTTTTGTGTTTCTCTTGTGTCAGTATTGGTCATTGTTTGTCTTACATTATCTTCTATTTTAACAAATCTTCTACCATCAAATCTAAACAATCTATTTGGTGAAAAGTCTGTCCTTAATACAAACATTCCTTCAACAGGCTCCTTAGGAAATTTTGTAGACGCAGTAAAAGTCTCGCCGTTAGCAGGGATACCATCTCCTGTGAGATATCCTTCAATATAACCATTGGTCTCAGGGTTGCCAAAGACTTTGTCAACATTAAGATGTCCTGTGTCTGTGGTAACATCATCGTCTACTGTAACTAACGCTACCCGTCCTTCTTCTTCTGTTGGCATGACATACAATTGTTTTGTATTATAACCAGATTGTGGAGCATCCTGTTCTGCCTGGTCAATAACTGCTTTGTTAATTTCCAAGTCTTTGTCTCTAGTTTTTTGTGCGGTGTTTTCATCTTTGTTGCCTAGTATATCACGGAATTCTTGTGCGTCTGTTATGCCTTTTACACGGACTCTGTACAGATGTGGCCACCATGTTCTTGAAAATCCTTCCGCCGCTCTATTGACATCTTCTACTACATAATATCTTTTGAGAGTGTCAGAGTCAGATGTATCTAAACTATTATCATCTTTAAGATGTGGAAGTTCAATAACATCACCGGCCATAATTTTCCTACCAAGTGCTTCTACTATATCTCGGATATGAAAAGTCATGAACAATTGATCATTCTGTAAGAACAAACCAAACTGTGATAGATCAAAATCAATATCAGATACGTTGTATATTACTCTAGTATGATAGACATCTGGATCATACTTGCGATCTCTGTTTTCTAAAAATAACAGGTCTTGAATAGCCAGTTCATTCAAAGAATCTCCTGTCCTTTGTGGCTGGGTGGCATCATTTAATTCTCCTTGAACATTAGGAGCAATGTATTTGTGTATGTAGGCGT